CTCTACGAGGGCGGAGTTCTGATTAACACCAAGACCACTACGTTCAGTGGTGATGGACTAAGTATAAAGGAGGAAGTTAAGTAATGAGTTGGGCGGAAGCAAAATGGACGGTTGACAATATTTTGCAGAAAATCGGTCAACCTCCCAACAACATGAGAAGTTTTACAGCTTATGCGGTTTCCAAAAACAGCATTGGGCTGAAATTCCTTGAACCCGAAGACAGCTATTCGGACGGTAATCTGATTTGTTCTGTCGGCGGTGTCATGATTCGCATGGGCGAAGACGATTATCCGGCAAGTACCACTGAGGGTACGCTGGTAATCGACAACAAGAATTTGGGGGCATACGGTAGCGAAGCGTTTGTGGTGGACGGTCTTATCGAAGGTAAGACTTACTACTTCTCCGCTTTCCCTTATTCCTCTCAAGGTGTGTATAACCTGTCGAGCAACGAAGCAAACAGAGCGTCCACTTCCCCGGAAGATGGCGAGAAGGTCACTGTCAATATCAGTATTGACGATTCCAGTGCTTTCAACGGTGTCACTGTAACGTGCGTGGACGAGACGGATTCTTCCTTCACTTCCTCCGCCACTCTGACACCTACGCTGACTACTGCGAACTTCCTCGTTCAGATTGGACACACCTACCACATTGAGTACGGTGCAGAGGACGGTTACTCCAAGCCCGAAAACACCGCTTCTAAGGTTTCTGTGGCTGGTGCTGAGACTACCTACGAAGCTACCTACTACTATTTCACCGCAACGATTGACGTTGAGTACCCCGAAGGTGCTACCTGTACTTGTAGTAGCGGTGGCACTGTCTATACTGCGCCTACCACTACTGGCTCTTATCAGTTCAAGGTACACGCAGTCGGTACTTGGACTATCAAGGCTGTTGACGGTGACGAGAGCGAGTCCACCACTGTTACCATCACTTCTGACGGTCAGTCTGCTTCTGTGGAGCTGTCCTTCGTGAAGATTTACGGTATCAGCCGAGACATTACCTCTACTTCTCCGGCATGGGCGAGAACTGATTTGGCAGTCGATATGACCGCTTCCGCTTCTGTCGGCACTACCGCCGGAGCGAGTGACTTCGATAATGCTATGCCTTGGGCTGGCATGACGAGAGAAACTCTCTCCACTGGTGACGTAATGGTGAAGATTCCTAAGTTCTACTTCCAGCGTTACCGTGAGGGCAATATTGAATACCTCAAGATTGCCGACAAGAAGAAGACTGGATTCACCCTTCACCCTCTGTTCAATCATGCCGGAGTGGAATGTGACTACGCTTATGTGGGCGCATACAAGACTTCCAGCAATAACAAGTCCGTGACTGGTGCAAGTCCTACGGTTTCCGCTACGAGAGCAACCTTCCGTACCAATGCCAAGAACAAAGGTAGCGGTTGGAGCATTATCGACATTGCGGCGGTTTCCGCTATTCAGATGTTGGCTCTCGTAGAGTTCGCTACCAACAACGCACAGGCTGTAATCGGCAGAGGTTATTGTGACGGTAACAGTGCTTCTCTCAAGAGCGGTTCTTGTGACAGCGTTCCTAACCTCACTGGTAGACCTTCCGGCACTGACGGTAAGACTGGTGTCGTTTACAGAGGTATCGAAGACTTTTGGGGTAACATTTGGGAATGGGTCGATGGTGTCAACTTCAACGGCGGCAAATATTACGTTTGCAACGACATTTCCAAGTACGCAGATGATACCGCAACTAACTACGAGGAGCTGTCCTTCACTGGTGCTACGAACTGGTCTCAGTCTTATATCACACAGGAAGGTCTTGACGATGGAGATAACATTCACGTCATGCTTCCTTCTGCGGCTGGAAGCGGTAGTGAGACCACTTATCAGTGTGACGCTTGCTGGTCTAACACAGGTTGGAGGGTTTTCCTACACGGCGGTAATTGGCTTTATGGCTCGCATTGCGGTCTCTTTACGGCTGATTTGTACACTGATTCGTCCAGCACGAACACGTACATTGGCTCTCGCCTGCTTTATATCCCCTCCTAAGGGGGTGTGGGGGATTTCTCCCCCACAGTAGGTTGAACGAAACTCACTCATAAATTTATGGGCGGACAGTAAAGCGAGTTTTCAAACACGGCGGTAATTGGAATAATGGCTCGAATTGCGGTCTCTTTACGGCTAATTTGAACAATGATTCGTCCAACACGAACACGAACATTGGCTCTCGCCTACTTTTGTTACAGGTTTACTTTAAGGAATACTGTTTCGCCTTACCTATTGGTAAAAAATTGTTTGGAGGGACAGGGTTAGTAGGGTTCTCGAAAGCCCTGTAAGAAACAAAAGCAATGAAAAGAATTGGTTTCATCTACGAACGGATAGTCTCTGTGGAAAACTGCAAGGCGGCTATCATCAACGCTTCTAAGGGGAAACTGAGACGCAAGACGGTACAGCAAATCCTCATGAACATCGACCACTACGCTTCCGACCTGTCGGAGCGGTTGGTTCGTTTGGATTTTGTGACACCGTACACCACGAAGATTATCAGTGATGGTCTTTCCGGGAAAGAGAGGGAGTTACAAATTCCCTCCTTTTACCCCGACCAGTGCGCTCACCACGCTATCGTACAGATAATCCAACCGATTTTCATGAAGTCGGCTTACCATTGGAGTTGCGCCAACATTCCCGGCAGAGGTATAGACCATGCCTGTAAAGGTGTGGAGCGAGCTACCATGAGGGATTTGAAACACGCTAAGTATTGCGTGAAGCTGGATATTCGTAAGTTCTATCCTTCCATTCCTCATGATAGGCTCAAGGCTCGTCTGCGAGAGAAAATCAAAGACGAGAAAGCACTTGGGATTATTGATAAGGTGATTGATTCCCATTCACCCGGAATACCAATCGGTAACTACACGTCACCTTGGCTGGCAGAGTTCTTTCTTCAACCGCTGGACTGGTTCATCAAACAGACGCTCGGTGTAAGACATTACATTCGGTATGCAGATGATTTGGTGCTTATCGACAGCAACAAGAGAAAACTGCGAAAAGCTCTGTATGCAGTAATGGAATTTGTTGAAGGAATGGGTATGACGCTGAAACCCAATTATCAGCTATTTCGCATACAGCAGTTTGGGAGAGGTCGGAAAATCGACTTCGTGGGACGGTGTTTTGGGAGGGGATTCACCACAATCAGAAAGAGACGTGCGCTTGCTCTAATGCGTCAGAGCAGACACATACAGAAGCTACAGAGGGCTAATCGCCCTGTGCCGTATAAGATTGCGGCTGGCTTTCTGTCCCGAAGTGCGTGTTTCAAGCATACCAATTCATTCGGTATGAAGCGAAAGTATTACGATACGGTAAACATCAAGAAACTAAAGGAGGTTGTGAGCAATGAGAGTAAGAGGAAACGTCTCTCCGGCGGAACTGGTCTTGGAGTCCTACCGACCTATGCCGGGATATGTGGAACTCAGATTGCGTGAGAACGTCAAGGAGGTTTCTGAGGTCGATGAAATGACCGAAACTGAAATCACCATGTACGAGTATGACGAGTACACTTTCCTTCTGAAAGACAAAGAGGGCTTGAAGGAGGAAATCGAAGCAAACATGAGCGACTGGCTGATTACAGGCAGAACACTCGAAATCAACGAGAACGCAAGTATCGTACAGGATATGAAAGCGGCTCTCGAAATCTTGGGGGTGAACACAAATGAGAACTGATTTTGTAGCACAGGCAACGGTCATTAAGACTCAGACCACCAATCGCATTACCACGCTGACTGACGCTGGCGCAAAGCAGATGAAGCTCTACTGTGCCGCTGGCAACGAACCTACCGCCGATAGCGGTCTGTTCGCAGACAGTGTTGACCCTTGGGAGGTCGGTAAAGCATACGAGGTTAATGACCTGTTTGTCTATGAGGGTAATATGGGCTTTGTGAAACAGGCTCATACCTCTGCGGCACACTGGATTCCTTTCACTGTTGGTATGGAAGCAATCTACGGAGCAAGACCAGTGCCTAACGCTGACGGTATCTACCCTTATGTTTACAACATGGCGGCGGACGTTGGCATGAAGGTAAGTGACCCGGACAATGGCTTGGTTTACGAGTGTATTCAGCCTATCAAGGATATGCTCTTTAAGCCCCATGAGATTCCGGCTCATTTCGTTGTAACAGGCTAAATTAGGGGAGAGACCTTCTCTCCCCACCTAAAGGAGACAATCTATGGGAGAAGATTTTATCACTCGCCACGAGCATGACGAATATGTGAAGCGAATGGAGCAGGAGCATAAAGGCATGAACGCTCGTATCAAGGACTTGGAGACCGAGGTCAAAGAAATCACTGACCTCACGATTTCCATTAACAACCTCGCCTTGAGCGTAGACGCTATGGCGAAGGAACAGAAGAAACAGGGGGAACAGCTTGAATCCCTCAAGGCAAAGGACGGTGAGCGGTGGAGAACGGTTACTGGCTATGTTATCACCGCCGTTATCGGTATTATTGTGGGTTTCATCTTCAAGCAGATGGGATTCTAAGGAAGGAGAAAGAAAATGGCTTACACGAACAGTCCCTTGGTGACGTACAAGAGAATCACCAAAAATCGGACAAGCCCTCGTAACCATGCGATTGACACCATCACGATTCACTGCATTGTCGGTCAGTGGACAGCGAAGCAAGGTTGTGACTACTTCGCTACAACCGACAGGGAGTGTTCTTCCAACTATGTTGTTGGTCGGGACGGTTCTATCGGCTTGTCTGTGGAGGAAAAAGACCGCTCTTGGTGTTCTTCCTCTCGTGACAACGACCATCGAGCTATTACTATCGAGGTCGCAAGTGACACTGAACACCCTTACGCTGTTACCGCAGAAGCGTATGACGCTCTGATTCGACTGGTAGCAGACATTTGTAAGAGAAATGGTATCAAGAAGCTCCTGTGGAAAGCGGACAAGTCCCTTATCGGACAAGTCAGCAAGCAGAACATGACTGTCCACAGGTGGTTCGCAAATAAGGCTTGTCCGGGGGAATATCTCTATGAAAGACACAGCGACATTGCGAAGAAAGTCAACGCTCTGTTGGGTGAGACTCAGCAGACTACTACCACAACTCCTACGACCTCCCCCTCTACCACTGACAACGGTAGAATCATTTGGGACTTTTTCATCGGCAAGGGTCTCAATGCCTACGCTGTCGCTGGTATCATGGGTAATCTGACCGCAGAAAGCAGTATGCGTCCTAACAATTTGCAGAACACCTATGAAAAGAAGCTCGGTATGACTGACGCTTCCTATACCAAAGCGGTAGACAATGGTACTTACACGAATTTCGTGAAGGACTCCGCCGGGTATGGCTTGGCACAGTGGACTTACTGGTCTCGCAAACAGGCATTGCTCGAATATGCCAAGAGCGTGAACAAGTCCATCGGTGACTTGACTATGCAGTTGGAGTTCATGTGGAAGGAGCTACAGGGTTACACCAGCGTCATGAAGGTGCTGAAATCCGCTACCTCTATCCGACAAGCGTCTGACGCAATTCTCACCGGGTATGAGAGACCAGCAAACCAAAGCGAAAGCGTGAAAGTCAAGAGAGCTGGTTACGGTCAGACTCACTACAATAAGTACGCTTCCGACACACCCACCGTGAAGCCTACCGTCTTCACTCCTTATCTCGTAAAGGTAACTGCTTCGGCTCTGAATATCCGTAAGCAACCTACCACTGGCTCGGTCATTACCGGGACGATTCGTGATAAGGGTGTGTACACAATCGTTGAGGAAGCCAACGGCACAGGAGCGAGCAGATGGGGTAAGCTCAAGAGTGGTGCTGGCTGGATTTCCCTCGATTACACCAAGAGGGTGTAGTCATGGGTACACGATACAGACGCAAACAGAAACCCAAGTTGGAGTTCTCCAAGAAGATTCTGCTCTTTGCGGCGGCAATCAATGTAGTCGTAATCGGTTTCACGCTCGTCATGGTGTGGAGAACGTGTGACCTGTCTCCACTGGCATACCTTATTCCGGCTGTAGCCGCTGAGACTGCCACAGGTACAGGTTTCTACTATGCCAAGGCGAAGGTCGAGAACCGCATTAAGCTCATGAAGCAGAACAAATTGGAGGTCACAGCAAATACTATTCATGAAACAGGAGGATTTGGATAATGATTGATTTGACACAGGTAATTCACGCAGTTTTCACTCTGATTCTCGCTATCGTCTCTGCTTTTCTGATTCCTTATCTGAAAAGCAAGTTCAGTGCGAACCAGTTCGACAACATCATCATGTGGGTAAACATTGCAGTCGAAGCGGCTGAAATGATTTACGCTGGTGTCGGCAGAGGTGAGGAGAAGAAGCAGTACGTTTTGGACTTCTTGCACAGTAAAGGCTACACTCTCAATGCGTCTGAAATTGAAAACCTCATTGAGTCCGCTGTATTGGAGTTGAAGCTGGCACAAAAAGAAAAAGAGGAAGCAAGCTCCTAACTTACTTCCTCTATAATCAAAACAAATCCGAAACAGTGTTTCACAAAAAATAAGGTGTTCGGATTTGAACCTTTTGGTGGAGCGGAACACGCAATATCCGAACACGAGATAGTAGCCGTGTTCTGCCCCGAAATGTTGAAGGTGAAGACGATTCTTCTACCTTTGTCCCCATCATCGTACACATACACCGAGTTTACCAAGGTATCAATGACTCTGCGTCTGTAGTCTATGTCGTTGATGTCACCGCTCTTGAACGAAAGTAGCCAAAACATTATGCGCTCTTTCGTCAAGAGCGGTTTTTTCATTTCCTCTTTGGCTATCTGCCCTTCGATGTGATTTTTCTCCGACTCAAGCTCCTCAAGACGTTCTTTCGTGGTCGAGGTAATGATACCTTGCTCAATAGCAGTCATGAGGTTCTTTATCTTCTTTTTAATATCCTTGAGTTCTTCCTGTAGCCCTATGAGATAGGTCTTATCAGAGGACTCTTTCTCAAACATTTCCATAGCTCGTGTTGCTATGAGGTCGATGTTTTCATCGGTCAGAACGTATTTCACGGTAAAGCGAACGACCAGCTCCTCAATCCAGTCTTTCTTTTCTACCTTCTTGGTACACTGGTGCTTTCTCTTTCGGTCAATGCACTTATAGTAATGATGTACCTTCCCGGACTTCGATGTGCCACTCTCACCGACCATGACGGACTCACAGTGACCACAGAACAGTTTGGTGGTGAGAAGGTAATCTTCCTTGGCTTTGTTCTTTGCTCGTGCCTTGGCATTGTGTGAGAGCATAGCTTGTACCTTCTCGAACAGGTCTTTATCAACGATAGCCGGGACACCGTTTGGTACTACAACGTCCATGAACTTGTATGTCCCGATGTATTTCTCGTTCTTGAGCATAGTTCGGAGACTGTTCTTATTGAAAGAGTTTCCTCGTGAGGTCTTATATCCCTTCTCATTACAGTAGTTTATGATTTGGGTAGCCGACATACCATCGGCATACATTTGAAAGACCTCTTGGACGATTTTTGCCCCTACCGGGTCAATTACATATTTTCTGTCTTCCCCTACAGTGTAACCCAATGCCACACCAGCTCCACCAGTGGCAATGCACTGTAGGGCATTTTCTTTTAGTCCACGTTTGATATTCCGGGACAGGTTCTCGGAGTAATACTCAGCATACCCTTCGAGGACGGATTCAAGAATGATTCCCTCCGGGGTGTCGGGCATTGGCTGTTTTGCGTAGAAGACACGGACACCGTTCTTCTTGAGCTTGGCTTTGTAAATGGCAGAATCGTATCGGTTACGAGCGAAGCGGTCAAGGGTGTACATGATTACCGCTTGAAAATGTCCCTTCTCGCTGTCTTTGATAAGCCGCTGGAAACTCGGACGATTGTCAGTCTTGCCCGATATAGCTCGGTCACAGTATTCGTTTATGACCGTGAAACCGTTCTTCAATGCGAACTCATGGCACTCTCGAAGCTGACCTTCGATAGACTCCTCTCTTTGACTGTGGCT